ATAAATCTGTTGTCGAATACACCAGGTGTATTTGCACCAGTAATAGGATCATTATTGGCATCCTGAAAAAGTGGATTTTTAACAACACCAACTCTTGAATATGTGTTATTAAAACCAATTTCAGTATTATCAGAACCTGTGATATAGCCATATAGTAATGTGTGTCGACATTTTAATTCATCAACCAAATTTGTTCCATGACCATCAACTGGAGCAAGTACTGGTCTTATAAGTGCTTTTACGTCGATGGTGTTTGTATCGCCAGGATTAAAATCATATACTGGATTTACAACCTCGGCGACCGCATTATTATAATTTTGGCCTTTATTGAGTACTACAACATCGGTTATTGAGCCACCAGTAACAACAGGATATGCTATGGCATTTTGGCCATCACCATTTATTTTAATTCTTGGAAGTATTTTAAATCTGGCATTACTTGTAAACCCAGGATAACCTGAGTACTGTGAATTTGCCTTTGCAGTATTTTGTACAATTACTCTTGCTCTACCATTTTGCTCATCGTATGTATAAACAAGAATAGAAAATAAATCCGTAAAATTATTAATAGGATTTGTTAAGAGAATTGTCTGACCAACATAATATCCAACTGATTGGCCGAAATCACTATTAAAATTGATATAAAAAGATGAAAGATTAGTATTATTGTTATCTACTGGATTACCTTCTAACGTACCGAAAACACTTTTATAGCCATTATTAGAAATTGGATTATCAACTACTATATCTGAAAACGGAGACCCTGCTGTATTTGCAGTTGGATTAGAATCAAATGTTCCTACGATAGGCACATAACCTAATGCATTATATGCATCAAATTCTACCCTTGTCATTGAATACATGAACTTCCAAATATACCCATCTTGAGTATCATATATTTGTTCTTCGTTATCCTCATCCCATTGCGGAGCATTAATTGATTCTGTGCCATCGCCATTGTCTAGGCATTTATATACTCGATAATCCCCTGTACTATGATTTGTAGGTCCAACAACTGAATAGAAGTTAGTCCCTTCCAAATCTACAGTATCATCATATCTTGTATAAACGGTACCTCGTTGCCAAGGAAAATATTTAATCATAAACTTGACATCACTATCAGCTATCTTTTTACCAAAAAGAGTTTCTTCAAGAAATGTTGTTTTGGCTCTAATGGAATTTTCGGACACCGATAGTTCCGTACCAGAAACAAATACGTAGTAGTCGTTCGTCAGAACATCGTCAACGAACCTTCTCGTATTGTCTGTTTTAAAGTTTGTCGTCAAAATTTCTGGCATGTTAATTCCACTACAATAGATGTTATTTTTTATTTATACCAAAGCTTTAACCGCGGCGACGTATTCTAGGCCGAGGATACTTTATTGAACTTTTTTCTCTTCTTCCCGCAGTTTTTAACGGATATACATTACCCGTTTCTTTTCGTTGGTTTTTCCAAAAGAGCATTAAATTGTCACCAGAACCTAAGTTATAAGATTGAGTTGGATCAATGGTTCCTGATTCGTATAATAGATCCACCAATGCATTTTCTCTTACCCAGTTCTGAGCCTCTGCCTGAGTCATTCCCGGCCATGATTCTGCTAGTAATGTTAATACCCCACAAACCTGTGGAGATGCCATACTGGTGCCCGGATATTTACTTTGGCCATATGTAAAGCCTCTAGGATCTGTTCCGCCTCTAGCATCATTAACGGTAGCTAGAGAAGTTTTATCTGTATTATCCACCGCACTCTGAATCCAATCACCTGCTGCATATATGTCGACAGCACTACCCCAATTACTATAACTTGTTTTTCTGTGCTCTCCAGATGGGAGCATGTAATTATCAACACAGCCTACTACAATTGTATTATCAACCCCCTGGCCAGAAGAACCACCACGATGATATGGTAAATCATAATTTATAAACCCAAGATACATAAATTGATGGCGATTGTTATAGTCTACGTCACCCGCTTTTGTAATTAAATTATTTTCATTACCTGCTGCATAACATATAATAATTCCTTCATTGATAGCATCCTCAATATCTGCAAACCTGTCTGTAAAATATGCTGGTGTTTCACATACATCTACTACTGTATCAGGAACACCATTGCCCGTTGTATCAATAGTTTTCTGAGAACAATTAATGCCTCGGGCTTCCAATTGCGCTGGGGTTAATTCATTAGAAGAACCTACGCCCAGATTTACACCTCTATATGTTATATCATATGGAAATGGAATAGAGCCATAACCGTCCCTGACATGTTCAAGTGTCGATCCATAGCTATGATTTGAAACTGTTGGGTTTCGTCTCCCTGTTTTTGGATTAATTGGCTTATTCTTGTGCCAATTTCTAATATAATCCCACATCGTAGAGCTAATGCTACCATTTGGATTTGAACCATAAGGACTTATATTATAGATATTCGAATCACGAGCCCAACCTTGAGTATTTCCTGCTACTGTTCCTCCGCAATGGGCACCGTGGTTATTATCACCGCTCAGCCCCTGCCCTGCAATATCACTTGCTTGAGAGTATGGTGTATATGTATAGGTACCTCCAGCTCTAGGATCACCCGATTCTGCATAATCAAACCAATTGATTTGCTTTATTCTTGGAGCACCGTTTGCTGCTGGTGTATAATATGAAGGACCGAGATCATTATCCCTAAAAATATCTCTTAAAACAGCAAAGTCTGGTTTACTTAACACTGGTTCAAAGTATTTTTTAAACATAGCATGACCCAACGGGTTATTTGCTAACATACCTGCTGGTGTTTTTAACGTATCAGACCATTCCGGTGACAGTGATCCGCCATCCCAAAAAGTACTCATATCCCACATTGACCAATTAACTAAATAAGTATATTCTTTATATGCAACCATAGCTGCATCAGAATCTGTCGCCCAATCTGTAGAATAACCAGAGGGATCGTATAGGTTGGCGTCAATTGCTTCTTTCATTGCAAGATGTAATTCTGTATTTTGCCAATCAAAACTAGGATTGCCTTCGAGTATCGGTCCTAAAGATTGCATAGGAACTTCTGTAGCACTTCCAGGAACTGCACCTGGAATACCAAAGTTATGAATTGTATGGAACAAGTGTTCTGCCAACTCTTCGATATCTCTATTACTTGTCGGAGGATTTGGCCCTGATGTATTTCTATACCATACCATATCATCCACAGCGTTATTATCTAAAAAATCTTGATATCCTGCGTATTGTGCCGCACCTGTGTCTGTTAAAAAGTTTGGTGTATATGAAGCACCACCACCCCAAGCAACTCTTTGTGCTGTAGGTAAGCCTGCATGTGTAGTTCCTGAATCACCTTTTAATGTTTTAATTAAATTGGCTTGGAGTTCTAAATTAATTAAAGGATCTTGTGGATTAATAAGTAATGTAATAAATTTTGCAGTTTTATATGCCCAAGCGTCTGGTACTGCAGTTTGTCCACCTACTGCGCCAGCAATAACACATTTAACTCCACGAACTGTAATTGATCTATCAAATACTGCTCCGTTAGATGAGTCACTTACAAGTGCACCATCTGAATAATCTGTCTCAGTTCCAATTGTTGCAAACTCTGGATGCGCAGGATCAATATGACCGTCTACAATAAGTACATCTACGTTTTTGCCGGATGCTGTTATTGTAAGTTCTGTGACTGATGTTAATGATGATTGGTTGGTGGACGACCAATTTGGCCTAGGTGTATCATCAGAATGTGTTACAAAGCCCCACTGTGTATGAGCAACATTTGGCGCGGTGTCTTTACTAAAGTTTGCATTTTCAATTTTATAACCGTATGGCTTGATTTGTTGAAGATCAATCAGTGATTGTGGTACTATATCCCAAACTCTGTCATCTTCTTTTATTAACTCAGCTTCTTCATAGCTAAGCATATAATTAGTATTCCGACTTATAGGTCTTTTATTTGCTACCTCTACTGATCTATTTGGAATGAATAGATTTCCACCGGGTGTCTCCATATCATCATAAAAGGACTCGAGATCCTCGTGCCTATGAAGAGTAATAACCCATTCTACTATATCAGTAGTATTCATTTATTAGGACTCCAATTGAATTAGCGTTAACGTAACCGTAATACTAGCAAGACCACCTGTATTATTTGTAATTGCAAGAGGAATATTTGTAGATGGCGTTGATTCATTACTAAATCCAAACACACCAGGAGACAACACTACAGTTTCATTTCCTGCTGTTATTACTTCAGCAATTACACCTGAATCTGGTGCTGGATCTTGTAATTGAGTTCTACTTGCATCTGCTGTTCTTGAGGCAATGTCTGTGTAAAGTCTTACCCAAGCAGCCTGTGATACTGCAATTTTGAGAAGAGCATAGCCTTTAAAACCATTAATAACTTGATATGATGTAGTACCGGCCGCAATATTCGCAGCCGTTACATTTCTTTCCATTCTGGTTGGTATGCCACCACCGCCGCCGCCAGTTGCGGTGATTATCAATGTATCGTTGCTAGCATTTGTACTAATTTCAATACCTGCACCGTTGGCGACATTTAAAATATCACCTGTCGTATCAGCGACCACATCAGTTTGACCTGATACTCGAACGGTTCCAAATGCATTATTTGCGTTGCCACCACCGCCGCCAGCGGCAGCGATTGTGATTGTATCTGTTGCAGCATTTGCAGTAAGAGTAATATTGTTACCAGCAGCAAATGTAATTGTATCAGTTACTGTGTCTGCAATAATTGGATCTTGGCCTGAAATGGCAAATGTTGAGAACGTATTAGATGTTCCACCGCCACCGCCTCCACCGACATTAGGATATGTTGGGAGGCTGTCAGTATAACCTATAATATCATTATTTGAATTGTCTGATAATAATTTTCTCCAACCTTGTGAGCCCAGTGAATAATATACCGCAGCATTGTTCTCTACATAAGCTAATGCACCTTGGTTAAGGACTGCATTGGGAAGGTCCGCATAATTTTCATACCAAAAGGAGATTTTATTTGCTTCACCCAGAGCTTCAATCTCACCGGCAGCATTGATTAGCGTTGTAAGATCAGTACCGTCACCTACAGCGCTATAAATTTCATTAACGTTATCATTGATTTTGTCCATCGCTTGGCGCAATGGGTCACCTGTACCGTCATTAGGTGCTGAACCAATGTTGACTAATTGCTTTGCCATGTTGTGTTGTCTCCTACAACTTTTAAATTATTTATACTATATTATATAACCGTAATGGTACCATACATCATGTACTTGTGTCATTAATTGTGATAGGACCTACTGATCCCACAATAGGGCCAGCAGATGAGCCAGTATGTAAATTTACAATAATTTGTTCTGGGCCTTCAGTAGTATTATCTGCTAGTGGTGTTATTTGGAATGCACCACTACCATTGGTGATAATTACATTGCCGCCTGTGAATTGAAAATCACCAGTATTAGGAACAGAATAATATAATGAGCTATTTGGGACGTTGGTTGTTGTAACAATGAACGTTAATGTAGAACCCTCGTTCACATCAGTTGCCCCACCTTGTACCACAATCTGATATGTTGCTGAATTGCCAAATGCAGATGCATCGTTGTCCGATTTAATCTCTTCTGAGTCGACATATAGGTTGGTGATGTCGGATGTAATTGCCTGCAAATCTGGTTGGTCTAATGGTGTGCCTTTGCCGTTATCATTAAAGATTCGACTGAGGTTGATACCTAATGTACTGTCCTGCTTATATCGGAAATAAAAATCACTGAACAGTTTTGTACCAGCAAGATGAACATTTTCTTTTAGGCTCTTCTCATAATTTTC